CAGTGGAGCAGTACAAAAAATATATCAGTCTCATGGAGAAAAACAGCACGGAAAAGATTTCCGGAGTAATGTTTTTCAACACAAAGATAGTGCAGGAGTTATTCGGAAATGAATTGACGCTTGCGGAAATCGGGGAGATTGATGTGATTGATTTTCTAACGGCAATCAAGACGGTTCATTTTGTGATGCAGAACATAATTGCAGAGAAACTATTGAACATTGTCGAGGTTGAACAGGTGGAGAAAGAAAAGTCCGCATTTGACGAATACGACCGTGAAAACGGGTATGAGGACGAGCCGGAAGAACCGGAGGAAAATCAATGGAAAGTCTGCGGGGAGATTGTCGACCGTGTTGTAAAAATTGCGATTCGGCTTTTGAAAAACTCATACAGTCAGTGCATGAAAGAAAACATTGTCACGTTGTTGGAATACTTGCGTTTTGAATTAGACACAATCAACGAAAATCAGTAAGAGAGGAGGCGACCGAATGGCTTATACAAGCGTCAAAATTTCTGCAAATTCAAGTGATTACCAGTCACAAATGAAATCGGCAGCAGCACAAATGAAAGTCCTGTCTGCGGAATATACGACGGCAGCAACGAAAGCAAAGTTGTTCGGTTCGGAAACAGACAGCCTCAAGGCAAAAGCCGAATCGCTCACTCAAAAAATCACGGTGCAGAAAGGCATTGTGCAGTTAAATAGTGAGCAGCAGGAAAAGTTGACAAAGAAACTGTCAGAACAGAAAACAAAGCAGGAGGAACTCAAGGGAAAGATTGACGCTGCGAAAGAAGCCTATGCAAAGTCGACAGAGGAGACGGGGAAGAACTCCGAGCAGTCAAAAGCCTTAAAAGAGGAATTAGACAAACTCGAACAGGAGTACAAGGCAAATGAAACAGCAATCGGGAAAACAGAGACGGCTCTTGCAAATCAGACAGTAAAGACAGAAAAGTCAAAGACTGCCCTCATGAATATGGAGGCAGAACTGAAAAATGTTAATGAACAGTTAAAAGACAATAAACTTGAAAAATTTGCGACTGCTTGCGATACGGCGGGAACAAAGATGGAAAGTTTCGGAAAGAAAATGTCGGTTGTCTCTGCCGGAATTGCGGGCATCGGTGCAGCATCTATTGCAGCGTTCAAAGAACTCGACGAGGGATATGACACCATAGTGACAAAGACCGGAGCAACCGGAGAGGCACTTGAGGGATTGACAAAGTCTGCGGATAATGTTTTCGGCACAATGCCGGAGGATATGTCAACGGTAGGTGAGGCAATCGGAGAGGTCAACACAAGATTCCATACAACAGGAACGGAACTTGAAAAGACTTCAAAACAGTTCATACAGTTTGCAACAATCAACGGAACAAACGTCACACAGTCAGTTGACCAAGTTGACAAAATCATGAAAGCGTGGAACGTCGATGCATCACAAACGGGAAACCTGTTAGGATTGCTCACGGCAAAGGCACAGGAAACCGGAATCTCCGTTGATACGCTTGAATCAAATGTACTTGATAACAACGCAGCATTCAAAGAAATGGGTCTGTCATTGCCTCAAGCAATCAATTTGATGGCTCAATTCGATGCAAACGGTGTTGATTCCACTCAAGCGATGGCAGGTCTTAAAAAGGCATTACAGAACGCCACATCAGAGGGGAAATCAATGGACGAGGCGTTGTCAGAGACCATCGGCAGCATCAAGAACGCAAAAACAGAGACCGAGGCGATGCAGATTGCAACAGAATTGTTCGGAAAAAAAGGTGCTGCGGAAATGACAAAGGCAATTCGTGAGAACAGAATTGACCTCACCAGTCTTTCGTCATCAATGGAGGAATACGGTTCAACAGTTGAGGACACATACAACGGAACACTCGACCCGATTGACAATGCAAAGGTTGCGATGAACAACGCAAAACTGGCGTTGTCGACACTGGCATCCACAGCACAGACATCCGCAGCACCTATGATTGAAAAATTGACCGGAAAGATTCAAGAGCTGACACAATGGTTCACGTCACTCTCTCCGGCACAGCAAGAAACAGTTCTCAAAGTTGGTCTTGTGGTCGCTGCTATCGGTCCGTTGTCAATCGGATTCGGAAAAGTGGCAAAGGGAATCTCTGACACAGTAACGACCGGACAGAAATTTGCGTCCGGAGCTGCAAAGATAATCGCAAAGATTACGGCAAAGACAGCAGCCACGGCAGCAGGAACGGCAGCAGATACGGCATCAACGGCAGCCACAGCAGCCGGAACGGTCGCAACAACAGCACACACAACAGCAACAACAGCAGCAACAGTCGCAACGACGGCGTTTGGAGTAGCATTGAAAGTGTTGCAAACTGTCGGAGTGGTTGCAATTATCACGGCAATTATTGCGGGAATAGTCCTATTGATAAAAAACTGGGATAAGGCAAAAGAAGCCGTGACAAAATTGTGGTCGCATATAAAGGAAAAATTCAATGCAATCAAAGAGACCATCACGGGAGCATTCACGAAAGCGAAAGAGGCGGTCACAAATAAGGTCAAGGAAATCGGTGACAGCATAAAAAACAGCACCATAGGACAAGCAGCCTCGAAAGTATTCAACGGCGTAAAGGACACAGTTCATAATGTCATGTCGGCAGCGACCGAAACGGCAAAGGAAAAACTGGGGAACATGAAAACCGCCTATGAAGAAAACGGAGGCGGTATCAAGGGTGTTGTTGCTGCCGGATGGGAGGGAATCAAAGGATATTATTCAGCAGGATTCACATTCGTTGATAATTTATCCGGAGGAAAACTCTCTGAAATCAAATCGAAATTCTCTGAAAAGACATCAGAAATCAAAACAAAGGTTTCCGATGGTTGGGAGAATATGAAAACCACCGTCACCACAAAAATGACGGAATGGAAAACCAACGCATCAAACAAACTGAATGAAATAAAGACGAATTTCTCAACAAAGGTTTCAGACATCAAGTCCAATGTCTCGACAGGTTGGGAGAATATGAAAACCACCGTCACGACAAAAATGACGGAATGGAAAAATAATGCAACGAATAAATTGACGGAAATCAAATCCGGATTCTCCTCAAAAGT